AACGATTCAGTAGCTGAACCATGGTTCGCACCAGCAGGTATTAACAGAGGTGGTTTATCAACAGTAGTAAGAGCAGAACAACGTTTATCTCAAGCTCAACGTGATACATTATATACAGGTAAAGTAAATCCAATTGCAACATTCCCAGGAACTGGAGTAGTAGTATATGGTCAGAAAACATTACAAACTAGAGCATCAGCACTTGATCGTGTAAATGTTCGTCGTTTATTAATTTCTCTTAAATCATATATTTCTCAAATCGCTAATACATTAGTGTTTGAACAAAATACAGCAGCAACAAGAAATCAATTCTTAGCTCAAGTTAATCCATACTTATCAAGTGTTCAACAACGTCAAGGTTTATACGCATTTAAAGTAGTAATGGATGATTCAAACAATACACCTGATGTAATCGATCGTAATGAGTTAGTTGGTCAGATTTATTTACAACCTACTAAAACTGCTGAATTTATTTACTTAGACTTCAACATTACTCCAACTGGTGCATCATTCCCAGCATAATTCTTTAAAACATAGATATTTATAATAAACATAAAATAAAAATAAAATGGCAGTATTAAATCCAAACGAAATATTTTTCACAGCATTTGAACCGAAAGTTAAAAATCGTTTCATAATGTATGTAGATGGAATCCCATCATATGTTATTAAAAAGATTGGACCAGTAGGTGTGGATATGGGCGAAATTAAATTAAACCATATTAACGTTTACCGTAAAATTAAAGGAAGAGCACAATGGGACGATATCGAAATGACATTACATGATCCTATTACACCATCAGGTGCTCAGGCAGTAATGGAATGGGTACGTTTACATCATGAATCAGTAACAGGTCGCGATGGTTACTCAGATTTTTATAAAAAAGACGTAACAATCAATATTTTAGGACCAGTAGGTGATATTGTATCTGAATGGATTATCAAAGGTGCATTTATTAAGAAAGCAGGATTTGGTGATTATAGTTGGGATGAAGATGCAGCAGCACAAGAATTAACAGTTAACTTAGGAATGGATTATTGTATCTTGAACTTCTAATTAATAAAAATAAATGTAAAGAAAGCTCACCTAAATTTGGTGAGCTTCTTTATTTTTCATATATTTATATCCGAATATAAAAAGTTATCAAATAAAGACTATGGAACAAACATTTAATTTTCCAACAGAAGAAATCGAATTACCATCAAAAGGATTAGTGTATCCTGAAAGCAATCCTTTATCAAGCGGTAAAGTGATTATGAAATATATGACTGCAAAAGAAGAAGATATTCTTACTAATCAATCGTATATTCAAAATGGCACAGTATTAGATAAATTATTACAATCACTTATTGTATCAAAAATCAATTATAATGATTTAATTGTAGGTGATAAAAACGCTATCATGGTAGCTGCTCGTGTCTTAGGTTATGGTAGTGATTACTCATTTAGTTATGGTGGTCAAGAATATACTATTGATTTAGGTTTAATTGATAACAAACCATTTGAATTATCTAATAAAGGTGTCAATGAATTCAGTTATACTTTACCGTCAACGGGCGTTAACATTACTTATAAAATCTTAACTCACGGTGATGAACAAAAGATACAAGCTGAAATAGACGGCCTTAAAAAAATTAATAAAAACTCATCTGCTGATCTTTCAACACGATTAAAATATATGATCACATCAGTTGGTGGAGAACGAGATCCTAAATCAATACGAGAGTTTGTTGACAATCAACTTTTAGCCCGGGACTCACGTGAATTAAGAAAACATATTAAAGAAACTCAGCCAGATGTTGATCTAACTTTTTTTCCCGACAACAGTGCCGATAGAGTCGACATTCCTATCGGAGTTAAGTTTTTTTGGCCTGACTTCTAATACAGCACCACAAGCAAGAGCTAATTTATTTACTCAAATACATGAAATTGTATTTCATGGTAAAGGCGGATACGACTGGGGAACTATTTATAATATGCCCCGTTGGCTTCGCCAATTTACTTTTAACAAAATAAATGAGTATTATCAAAAAGAAGCTGAAGAATATGATAAAGCTAAAGGTAAATCTTCAAACAAATCAACATTAGTAGATCCATCAGGAAATATTAATAAAGAAGCATTTAGAGAAGCATCTCCTCAAGTAGCTCCAGGGCCTAAAGTAAAATATAAATAAAAGTTGTATTTTTTAATATTTATAACAAATATATTTTGTAAAAATGGCTACAACACCATCCGGAGAATCAGATAAAGCTAAAAAATCACTTAAAGAAGTAAGTGATATTGTAGGTGTTATTGATGAAGGTTTTAGAGAACTCACTAGTAGATTAACAGATGTTGTTGATGAAATCAAAGAAGGTGCTAATGAGTTAACATCATTTAATAATGTTACTAAAGATGTTAATCGTTCTCTTCGGAGCATGAGTAAAGTCAATGAAGACTTAATAAAAAATCAAGTAAAACTTAATCAAGGAAAATTATCATCAAAACAAATTGATGAACAAATTAATAAAGCTGTAGCCAATAGACAGATTTTAACTGGGAGACTAGAATCTCTCCAGAGAAAAATGAATGAAGAAGCTTCTGTTTCTATTGAACAACACCGTGAAATAGAAAATCTTCAAAGATCAATAGCTGAAATATCTGAAGAAGTAGAAGGAAATTTTAAAAAACAAAAAGAAGAAGCTCAAAAACTAGAAAAAACTTTAGGTCTTACAGGTAAAGCATTAAAAGGAATATCAAAAATTCCTATTTTAGGAGATCTTGTTGATACCGAAGCAGCATTACAAGCCGCAACAACCGCAGCACAAAATGGAGCAGGTAAAATAGGTGCATTAGGTGCAGCTATGGGTTCTTTAGGTAAAAGCCTTTTATCTAGTTTAATGGATCCTGTAGCTGTAATAGGTTTGTTAGTTAAAGGATTTATGAAGTTAATTGAGTTAGGTTTTGCTGCTGATAAAGAAGTAACAGATCTATCTAAATCCATGGCTATTTCTAAAGATCAAGCCTCAGCGGTGCGAGATAGAATGGTTGAGATTGAAAAATCTTCAACTAATCTTCTTATGACTACCAAAAATCAGGTAGCTGCTCAATTAGAATTAGCTGATGCTTTTGGTGCAACTCAAGGATTTACTGAAAAACAAATTGAAGACCAAATTACTTTAACTAAAAGAATAGGACTATCAGCAGATGAAGCCGCAGGTTTACAACAATTAGCTATGGCTAATGGTAAGACTGCTGATGATGTTGTTAGTTCAACTATTAAACAAACCGCTGCATTAGCTAGACAAACTGGGATTCAATTAAACAATAAAAAAGTTTTAGCAGAAGTAGCCAAAGTATCAGGCCAATTAAGATTACAATATCAAAACAATCCTGAATTAATAGCTAAAGCAGTTGTTCAAACACAAAAATTAGGTGTAACATTAGAACAAGCTGCTAAAGCATCTAAAAGTTTATTAAATTTTGAAGAATCAATTGAAGACCAAATATCAGCAGAATTATTAACTGGTAAACAATTAAATTTAGAAAGAGCAAGATTATTAGCATTAAATGGAGATGTAGCAGGTTCAATGCAAGAAATGCTTAGTCAAATAGGTAGTGCTGCTGAATTTTCTCAAATGAATGTTTTACAACAAGAAGCATTAGCTAAAGCAGTTGGTATGACAGCAGATGAATTAGCAAATTCTTTAATACAACAAGAAAATTTAAATAAATTAGGATCAGAAACTAAAAAACAAATTCAGGCTCAAGCTGATGAATTAAGAAAAAAAGGAAAAGTTGAAGAGGCTAACCGCTTAATGAATTCTATTGGAAATGAAGAAGAAGCAAAAAAAGCTTTAGAACAACTTTCAGCCCAAGAAACATTTAATGCCGCTGTAGAAAAATTACAATCTATAATTGGCAATATAGTAGCAGGTCCTATGGGTGAATTATTAGATAAATTAGTAGTATGGATGTCAAATGCTGATAATATAAAAGGGTTAATGGAAGGTATAAAAAATGTTGCTAATGGTATAGGAAGTGTTATAAGTTTTATATCCAAACATTGGTATAAATTAGCACAAATAGCTATTGCTTTCGCAGCATATACTGCATTTGCATCAGCAGCAGCTATCCCAGTAATTGGAGTAGGATTAGGTATAGCAGCAGCAGCAGCAACAGAAATAGCAGGACAAGCAATGTTAGCTAAAGTAAGTGATGGTGAAATTAGTAGTGATGGTTTAGTAGTAGGTAAATATAATAAAGGTCAAATACAACCTATAGCTCAAGGAGCATCAAATGATAATGTTATATTTACAACAAATAAACCTAACCCATCAAACACTAATAATAATGCTTCTATGAACATAAATGTTCTTTTAGAAGAACAAAAACGAACAAATGCTTTACTAGAAAGACAAAACAATATTTCAAATGTAATAGCAAATAAAAATACTAATGTTCAATATGATTCTCAAGCAGCAGGACAAGCAGCAGACGTAAATTCATATAGAATAGGTAGTCAATTTATTACAAATTAAAAACACAAAACATGGGATTATTAGATCTATACTATAATGTAGGAACTCAGTTTAATCAAATATATAATGATTATTCAACTCAGTATCCTCAAACAAATACAGGTACTCCAACTAATACCCAAAACCCAGGAGGACCTACTCAAAATTTTAATCAAGATTATGATGGAAATGATACGTATTTAAACAATTTTCCTAATACCTTAGAAAATACTCTTGATATTACTAATTTAGATGTTGAAGATCCAAGTGTACAAGGAGGTCCAAATGGTGATAATACCACAGTATATCCACCTACAATAACAGGAACCCCTACCCCAACTGCAAATCCCGGAGGTCCACTTACTTATTTTTATCCAAATTATACTCCATACGCTAGTTATTTAAATAATGTTGGAGGTGGAGTTTTATACAATACTTTAAATATTACTAATTTAGATGTTGAAAATCCAGGTGTACAAGGTGGTCCTAATGGTGATAATACAACATCATATCCACCAACTGTAACTGGAACTCCAACTTCATTCGCAAATCCTGGTGGTCCTTTAACTTATTTTTATCCAAATTATGCCCCACAATTTCAATATATTTACAATATTCCTAATGGTGGTGATGGTGAATTAAGATATACATTAGACATAACTAATTTAGATGTCCAGAATCCAGGCGTTAGTGGAGGCCCCGCTCGCCCTGTAGATGATCCTACTCAATATCCATCTACAAATACTGGTACACCAACAAATACTCAAAATCCAGGAGGACCAGTTCGTAAATTTAAACAAGATTATAAACCTAATAAAGAATATATAAACAATATTCCTAATAATGGTGATGGAGAATTATGGTACACATTAGATATAACTAATCTAGATGTTGAAAATCCAAGTGTATTAGGAGGACCAGTTGCAGATAATACAACTCAATATCCTCAATTTTCATCCGGAACTCCAAATATTTTTACTAACAATCTAGGTAGTGGCCCATTTATCAATTCAGGTGCTCCACCTAATCGTTTTAGTCATCCTTATTATCCTCAATATACTTATTTATTTAATTTACCAAATGCAGGTTCAGGTGTATTAGCAAATACACTTAATATTACAAATTTAGATGTTGAAAATTCAAATGTTCAAGGTGGTCCATTAAGTGATTTTACTACAAATTATCCTGTATATACAACTGGTACTCCTACTTCTGCATCAAATTATAGTATATGGAATGGAGGATCAGGTACATCTGCTAAAAGATTTAATCCTAGATATTCTCCTAATAATGAATATATAGTATCAAATCCATTTAATACAGGATTTTTATTATTTGGCGGTGAATTAATAAATAGTTTAGATATAACTAATTTAGATATTGAAAAACAAGGAGCATTTGGTGGTCCAAATACAGACATTACAACTCAATATTGGCAAGCTCCATTAACAACAGGAACACCAACATCCCAATCAAACTTTAACTTAACTTCACCATTTGTTTCAGGAGTTCCTCCTAAACCATTTACTCATCCTTGGACAAATACTTCAACATATTTAAATTCAAATCCAATAGCAATTAATGGAAGTGGAAAATTAAAAGATACTTTAGCAGTTACTAATTTTGATGTAGAAGATCCTAGTGTTTTAGGTGGACCATTAAACGATACAAGTACAATTTATCCTGCGGCTAATGTAACTCGTACCTCACCAATTAGAGGATGGTTTGCTGAACCTTCACAACCACCAAGTAACTTTAATCATACATTTACTCCAACAAACACATACGAAAGCTTTATTCAAGCTTATGCTTAGCAATATTTATAATAAAAATAAAATATGGCACTTCTAGATAAATTAACATTACAAGGATCAACATATTCTTATGGTAATGGCCAAACACCCCAAACAAATCCATTAGCAACACAACAATCAAAAATGCATGCTGATGGGAATACTCCTGGTTACTCAGTAAGTGGAAATGATTTTGGAGATGTTAACTCAGCTTATCAAGCTTATAATGATGGAGTAGGAAATGTATTACCAATGCCTTCATTATTAGATTTAAACGGTACAACTCCTCCTACTTATTCTAACAATGGTCCTGCTGAAGGACATTATTAAAAAAATAAAATATGCCTTTAATAGATCTTAAAACAAATCTAAAAGATCTAAAGTATGGACACGATCAACGTGATGGAGTAAGTAGTAATCAACCGTTTGTTCCAACTTTAATTCCCGCTAATGAAGATCCTTTAGCAAATAATTACCTCCCAAAAGGTATTTTTCCTAGCTTCGAAGCGAGTGGCTTTATTAATCTAAAAAAAGATAATTTAGCTAACACTGCTATAAATGTAGGAGCAGGAGCAATAGGTGGAGCAATAGTTGGAGGATTAGTAGGAGCCCCAGCTATAGGAGCTTTAGTAGGATCAGCAGCTGCAGGTGCAGTTGGAATAGGTTCTACTTTTTCAAATCAAGACATTGAAGTAGGTTTAAAAGTTACCACTTCTGGATTTCAACCAGTACCAGCTTCATCAGGAACTGGTGGTCCTGATTTTTTAGTTAGAGGAGGTTTATTATTACCAACTATTGTATCTAAAGATGCAGCTAGAATGTCTAGATTTTTATCTAGTCAAAATGGTCTTTTCTTTGTTTTAAAACAACAACTACTTTCAAGGGTAAGTACTAGACCAGAATACGCAGGTCAAGGTATTGGAGGTTTATTAAATGATAGTGTATATAATCCACTTAGTACAGTTTTAGGAGCAGTAGGTGCTCCATTTGGATTACATACAAATAAACAAGGTTTAAATCCACTTGCAGGAATATTCAGAGAATATACTCCTGATCGTTATTATTCTTATATTACTAATGATAATAATGAAATTAAAAATAATCCAAGTGAAACATTAAGAAATAGATTATACTCTTTATATAATCTTAAATTATTAAATGGAAAACCTAATAAATTTACTCGTAGAAATGATGTATCTGGGGATTCAAATTTTATAATATCATATCAAGGAGGACCAGGATCTGTTTTAGGTATAGGAAGAACTAGAATAAAATACGCTACAAATCAATATGATAGTACTTTATCAGTTAGACAAGCTATAAATCCATATGGTACTACTTTACATTATAATAATTTATTTGTAGCATCTGAAAATACTCATGTTCAAAATTCAAGTTTAACAGGTACTGCAGTTGTTGATTTTAGAAAATTATTAAGACAAAATGGACAAATACCTGATGTACCTCCATATGAACAAAATAGAGTAGAAAAAAGAGTTAATTTAGGAGACCCGGGTAACCCAAATGGAAAAGTATTAGCAAGTTATTATGCTGGATTTGCAAATGATATTGATATATCTTATGGAGCAGCTTCTCCAAATTCTTATGATAAAATAACATCTTTACCTATATATAGAACTACACCTGATAGCACAGAATATAATCTTTATTCTGATTTAGTTGATTTTAGAATAGGAGTTATTGATAATACATCTGGAGATATAGACAATGTCCATTTTAGAGCATTTCTAAATTCTATAAATGATAACTATGATGCAAATTGGAATACAATAAAATATATAGGAAGAGGAGAAAATTTCTACACATACAGTGGGTTTGATAGAAAAATTTCATTATCATGGACTGTAGCCGCTCAATCAAAAATTGAATTAATTCCAATGTATAAAAAATTAAATTATTTAGCTTCATTAACTGCTCCTGATTATGGTAAGTTTGGATATATGAGAGCTAATATAATTCAATTAACCATTGGAGGATATTTATTTAATCAACCTGGATTTATAAATAAAATAAGTTATGAAATTAGTGAAGATACAACTTGGGAAATAGGTATTGATAATGATTTTAGTGATTCAACTTTAGAAGCATTCACTGACGGATATGTTAGACAATTACCTCATATGATTAAAGTTAATTTTGAATTTACACCAATCCATAATTTTGTACCTAGAAAACAACAAAACTCCTATGGAGATAGTTCAACAAATAATTTAGGACAAGTTACAACTTATGGAAATGAACAATTCATATCATTAGCAGATTCAGACGGTAATTTATATAATGATCCAAATGTAAGTACAGAAGTAGATAAAAAATTATATAGTTTTAATGGGTTACCATTGAAAAATGATCCATATGCTACTAGTGATGCAACTGCAGAAGCAAATGCTATTGCTTTAGGTAGACAAGCTAATCAAACAACTATATCAAGTATAATGCAATTCACTCCAGGTACTGATGATGGTGGTGGTGGACCTCCTCCTGAAATACCTTTACATGTTGAAACAAAACCTACACCACCAATAACTACTCAAGATGTATTTATAGATAGTGGACTTGGACCGCTTAATGAAGGAGTAGGACCTCTAGAATCTAGAATTGGTTTTTAAAATATAATAAAAATGAATAGATATCAAAATATACCTAAAACATTTATAGATAGAAGACAATGTTATCAAACAACAAAGTACCCAGAGGTGCCTCTTTCAAATGATGACATATATTTATATACGACTCAAGGTGATAGATTTGATATGTTATCTTTACAGTATTATGGAGATCAATCATTGTGGTGGATCATTTCTATAGCAAATACAGCAATAGCAGGTACCTCATTACCATCAGATTTACCACAAGATTCATTGGTGATACCTGAAGGATCCCAAATTAGAATCCCAGCAAATTATCCTGGAGTCTTAAATAGTTTTAAAATATTAAATACATTATAATATGAATCTTTTTGGTGAAGGTTTTCCTAAAGAAATAAATAAACAAATTGATGTTAGACAAAAAGTTCATGCTTTAGGATTCAACGGAAGTAGAACCACAGATAGTCATCTTTACAAAAATGCTAACTCAGCTTGGTGTAAATTAATTTCTTCAACTAACATAACAAATTTTAACTCTTTAGTAAATACTAATATTTCTACTTTAGGATATCCACTTGGTGATGATTTAGCTAGAAAATTTATTTTATTTAATGGAACATCAACAGATGTTAATCCTAATAATAGAGCAGGATTTGGATTTGGAGATAATAGTTATGCTTACACATCTTGGGGAAAAGTAGCTAATGGAAGTGCAGATTTTGGTTTTAGACCAATGGCTGGTATAACAGGTGTAAGTGTTAAACATAAAAATAGAGGTACAATTAGAGCTGCTACCGTTAATATTAAAGCATGGGATAAAATTTCATTTGAAATTATAGATGTTTTATATTTACGTTTAGGATTTTCTGTTCTTTTAGAATGGGGAAATTCAATGTATTATGATAACAATGGAAATTTACTTAAAAATGAAGATAATAGTTTAGCAGATGAATTTTTAAATGGTACTGGCACCTATTATAGTTTTTTAGACAAAATAAAAGCCCAACAAATTAAATCATTTGGAAACTACGATGCAATGTTTGGTAAAGTTACAAATATGCATTGGTCATACCAACCAGATGGAAGTTATGATATAGCTTTAGACTTAATTAGTGGAGGAGATATTATTGAATCTTTTAAAGTTAAAGGAAAAGCATTATCAAGTACAGCTAACCTTCCTACCACTTCAGCAACTACATCAGTAACTTCATCAGGTTTAGATAATCCTGATATAGATAAAGTTTTAGCAACATATGCTAAAAGTAGTGATATAGCTTATTATCTTTATGGAAAAACTACTGAATTAGTAAATAATGGTATAACTCCAACAGGAGTAACTACTGTTTACATGTATAATGGTAAGCCTGTTCCTTATGTATTAAAAAATTCAAAAGGAGATGGAGAAGTAGTTAGAATGTTTCCAATGGTGGTTAGTGGAGTTGGTGCTAATGTTAGTCATTATTTTATTAGACTTGGTGACTTTTTAGAATTTATCCAAAATAAAATTTTATATGTAATTAAAAATAATGGAGGAAGTGTTCCATTTTTAAAAATAGATACAAATACTGAAACTAATTTAATGCATGCTCCGGATCAATTATTAAGTTATGATCCTAGAGTTTGTATGGTTAGAAGAGATGTTCATTTTCCTGAATCAGTCCCACCTGCTCCCCCAGCAAATACCAATACAACTACAAATACAAATACAAATGCTGTTAATACCACTACTGGTATTTTTAATCGAGTATCTGGAGCTCCAAATTTAGGTGTACCACCTCCTGGATCTTCAAATTCTACGTATTTAGCAGCACAAGGTACTCCTACTCCTGCAGCAAATAACGGTACACCACCCCCAGCAGCAGTTCCGGTTACATCATCTTTTGAAGAATATTTTTCTCACCCATATGGAGATTCAACATATGAAGATACAAATAATATAAATCAATTTTTAGTTGGTTCAAAATTAGATGATGTAGGTAAAATAATGAATATCTATATTAATTTTAGATTTATTATTACAAAACTACAAGTATTATCCGATACAGATACTAACACAGTTACTTTATATGATTTTTTAAAAGATTTAGTATCTAATATTAATAGTGCTTTTGGTGGATATAGTAAACTAGATTTATGGATTGATGAAGAAAAAAATACTCTTAAAATTATAGATCAAAATCCATTACCATCTAATAAAGCAGCTTTAGACTATATAGGATCTGCTAATAAAGAATTAGCATATTTTAATCTTACAGGATATGCAACTTTTGATGAACTAGATACCTCAGGCAAACCAAAAAAAGATGCTAATGGTAATCCAATACAATTTTCATATGGTGGATTTATTAGAGACTTTAAATTTAATACAGAATTAACTCCTGATTTTGCTACAATGATAACTGTTAGTGCTACTAATCAAGGAAATGTAGTTGGTGAAAATAATACAGCTTTATCTTTATTAAATAGAGGTTTAAAAGATAGATTTAAAGAAGAAGTTAATGGAGGAGGAAAACCAGTAGTTAAAACAACCACTGTAGCAGATTTATTACAAAATTATAAAGACGCAGAAAAAGAATACTCAGATTTCCTTGATGGATTAAAAGATTATTTATATAACGTATATAATAACATTTATCTTCCTGAAGAAATAGATGATTATAAATCAGCATATACTGTATTTTTACAATTATATAAAAAATACGAACAGTCAAAAACAGCATATGAAAAAGGTACAAGCTCAGCTACTACCCCATCATCAAATTCTAAATTCCAACCTGGAACTGGATTTATACCTTTTAATTTATCATTAACAATGGATGGTTTATCAGGTATGAAAATAGGTACTAAATTTTTAATTGATACTACATACCTACCTTCAAATTATCCTGATACTGTTGATTTTCTTATTAAATCATTAAACCATGAAATAAAAGACAATCAATGGACTACAACTATTGAATCATTCTGTATTGCTCAAGGTAATGATAGTAATAAAACCAAAATTAAAACTAAAGGTAAAAAACGTACTGCACCAACCCCATCTCCAGGTGGTGGTGGTGGAGTAAATAACGGATCAAATCCACCAGCAGCAGCTGCATTTACTGGAACATTACCTATAGCATTAACAGATGGTACATATATAAGAGCTTCTACTCCAAGATTAAGAAAAGTTGTAAAACAACAAGCAGATTATCAATATCAAGTAGCCGGACAATCAGAAGGTAATTGTACTGGATGGACAGGAAGAATTGCCCATTCATTAAAACCAAGTATGGATGCTGGAGATATATTAGTTGATAATACCCAATATGCTGGAATTAATGGTAAAGGTAAGTATGGAAGTGCAAAGGGTAAACCTGGTCCTTATCCATTATGGCAACGAACACAACCATCAGGCAGATCTACTGAATTTCACCAAAACCTAGTAGCATCAGGTATGTATGATGAATATTTAATAGGAAGTGGTATAACTAAACCTCAAATGTATGATATATTACAAAACAAACTAAAATGGAATTATGGGGATGTAGTTCAATACTATTCCACCCCAGCTGTTGCAGGTACACTTATGCATGGTCAATTTTGGACTGGGGATATATATCAAAGTAATCCAACCAATGGAAGAGGATGGTCAACTGATAAGAGAAACAATTGGAATACATCTTTTGTTTATCGTAAATATGGTAATAGCTATACTTATACTCTTTATGTTATGAAAGTTAAACCTGCTTATCTTGTATAAAAATGGCATATTATCCTCTATCCCAAATAGTAACTAATTTATACACTGGTGGTAATGAATTTACTTTCAACTCAGATGGAAGTGGTGAATATATAGGTTATTACTGGAAAAATTCCAAAGGAGAATATTATACTGGTAAAACTCCCCAAGATACTCCTATATCAAAATTATATCCTATTGTTATTCGCCCTGATCGAATTACTAATCAAGTCACGGTATGGAGTCCTGAACCTATTGGTACTGAAGAAACAGATTTAGTTACTGATTACAATAATATAAAAAAAGTAGATGTGTTCCAAGAAACATATGCTCCTATGTATATGTCTAATCCTCCAACAGATAAAGATTATCAAACAGGAGAATTTAGAAGATATTTTTGTAAAAAAATAAATGAAACTATTTATATTGAAATTGATAAAGATCAATTTGATTTATTAAAAAATAAAGACGCTAAAATAGCTTACGAATTTTATCAACCATTTGATATTCCTTGGAGATTAACTGGAGATAAAACATATGTAAATAATGTTAATTACAATATGGTTCAATTAATTATGTTTAAACAAAAATTACCTATGTTTAATAGATATATAAAAGATGATTACTTAAAATATTATAAATAATACGGCTTAGGACCCGTTATAGCTTCGGCTATAGAGCACTTCGAATTCGCTACTTGAAGTGCTCTTTTTTTAAAAAAATTTGGGCTACCAAAATATTTTTATTATTATTAAGTAAATAAAGGTTATGTTTTACATAGTAGAAACCCCCGAACAACTAGAAGAATTTTTTAATATAGGACACGACAAAGTGTTTATTGAACCTATATTGTATAATGATCGCGTTCATCCTGCTTTAAATCACATATCTTTACTTTATATTAAACCGCTAGTAAATGATAAAGGATACATACTGTGCCTTAATCATAATGAGGCATTAAAATTAAATAAAACGCCTATAACGAATTTACTTGCATCATATAAGGAGATATATGTTCGTGATAGAAAGTCGTTTATATATTTTTTTCCG